CCGTTTTACCATCTATTTTTACACTATATCTAGGCATTGACTCCTCCGTTTAGTTTATTTGCAAGCGCTTCTAACGCTCTTTGTGCTGGTGTTGTTATGTCGATTCTTCTTAACGATACACCATCAATAATTGAAAAGTACAAACTTGATTTATCGAAGCTCATGTATTGCTTTTCAATATTTCCACTCAGTGTCACATTAATCTGCTCATGTAAGTCTGCAATAACTTTATCTCTATCAGAAGTAAAGCAGCATGTTACAGTTTCTTTATTTCTTGCTGTGTAGTAGCAAATCTCACCGCTTTCATAATACTCAGGATTTATTTCTATATCACCAGCAATTACATCACGCTTAAATCTTTCTAACCGCTCAATACCGCTTTTACTTAGTTGGTATGTTTGGCTCATGCTCTGCGCTCCTTAAACTTTAAACCTTGCTTAGCTGTTTTTATTCCCGCTTCTTTTTTGGCTACATCAATAGCGTTTGTTAAATCGTCCTGTGCAACGCTGTAAGGCGTTAAATACTTCTCAAGGTGAGGTAGGGTTGCAAAAGTCTTTTTATTGCTTAAATAGGCGTTACCGGAATCCTCAGCCACCTTTTTGTGCTGCACTTCAAAGTAACCATTGTGAAATTCTAAAATAATCGTGTCAGTTAAATTCATTTCGTTAATCTCCATTAATTAAGTTGTGTTAAATATAAAGCCTTATTTTTAGTATTGCAAGTTTATTTTTAGGTTTTAATCTTGATAATCTAAATGGTATCCGTTTTTATTGTATTCACTCTGCATTGTGTCTCGGTATTCGTTGTGCTGCTTGGTAGTAAATAAGCGGGTTACTGGTAATAACTCCATGTACCCGCATTGCTGCTCGTATGGCCAATCAAAAAAACCAAGTTTGTTAAGTGTCCAGGATATTTTGTGGCCGTATTCAACGCTTTCTAACAGTATTGGCAAGCCAAACATGCGCTTACACTGGCACTCGATAGTTTTTACGCTCTCCCCGTCTTTGTCTGCTATCTGTTTATACCAAACATGTATTTGTGCATTAGCTGATAACGTTCGCTTTTCGCTCCATGGCTCTATCTTTACTTTAAGCGCCCCACTATGCTTGAATAACTCTTGCATTAGCTGAATTACAGCTTGCGTATTAGTTCCTATGAACTTTATTGATTTAATTAGACTCATTTAGCCACCAGTAAACCCTTTTCAATCATAGCCTCTTGCGTTTCCTCAAGCGCTCTTAATTTCTCTGTGTTTAATTCATCTTTACTAAAACCAGAACTAACCCGACCGTCAATAGCGTCATGGCAAGCAGCGCAAGCATAAATAGCAAACGTGTCACTGCACTTTAACCCCATTCCGCGCCGCTTACCTATATGACATAAAACAACGGTTTCATTGCTTGAGCAAACGCCTAGTCTCAAAGTGCAATCTTCACCTCTTGCTGAGTCACGTATCTTTTTAGATTTAATCATTGCTTTGCCTTTGTGTAGTTGTGGCTTGTTGGGCTTTTATATCTCTTGTAACCCATACGCTTAAATAAATCCTTAATTGCTGCCTCAGTCCTTCCTAGGCACTCCGCTATGTGCTTATAGGTCTTATTTGCGAAAAACAGCTCAGTAGCCTTATCAATTTCGCTTTTTACATAACCCTTGTAGTGATTGTTTAATTTACCAGTCAAGTTGAATCCCCTTCATTCCTTTTGGTAGCTCCGCGTTTACTATAACGCCGCTACTCGTTGGCTTTTTAGGCTTTGGCTTATCTTGATTAACCATGCCTTTCATTTTATCCAAGTGGCGCTGATAAGCATCTGGTGTTCTTTCTGCTTGATACTTACGCGCTTCATTGTGCAAATAAGTGTTAGCTTTCTTTCGACCCTTAGCTACGTTTACGCTTCCATTTTGCATGTATAGCTTGTCGTAATGGTCGCTTACTTCCTGCTGTTTACTAGGCGGTATGTGCGCCATCCTAGCAAGTATGAAATCCTTATCGCTTACACCTCCGCGGTAGTAATAGCGTATTGGGTAAATCATTTCTTACCCGCCTTATTTTTGTTTAATCTTGCCATTCTAGCCGCAACCTTTGGATTTGTAGGCTTAAAAGTATCTCGCATAATATCCGTGGGTCTTGCAGTTGAATGCTCAGTTAAAAGTGGTGTTTCGGTTTTGCTTAATTGGCCTTTAGCCCACTTCTGGTAATTTATCTTAAAGTGCTTATTCCAAATCTTTTCAGCTTTATCTGCGCTAACTGAGCGACAGTTAAAACCAACCTCGCCACGTGTAGCAACCTCAACAGGGTGCTGTGGTTTTTCTCGATTAACAAACCTGATATATGCTGGAGCAGGATCGCAAACTGACTTATTGCACCATTGAACAAACTTGCCTGATGATGGTAAAAAATCAGACTCGCAAGCCCTAGCATGTTTAAAGCCCTCTCTTAGCTGATCAACCGTGTTAATATTGCCCTCAAGAAAAGCTTTCACCCATTCAACTTTTGCTGCGTCAATTGCCTTTGCATCTTTCCAAGCATACTGCCAAGCAGGGAAAATACTTTTAAGCTGCTCAAATACTTTGTCAACAAGGCGTTTAGCTTCGTCATTAATGCCGCCTTGAAGCTGGTGTTGCTGAGTTTGGTTTTGAGGTTGTGCCATGCCTCGCTGTATAACCGCTTGCATTTGGTTTTTAAAATCATTGCTCATAATCCTAAATCTCCTTCGTGCCAGTTTGAATTTGATGATTGCTGCATAATGTCTTGCTTCTCTGGCTTGACATTGCTTAACCAGTTTCTAATAGCTGCTTTCCAATCTTTCATTTTATTTTTGCCAACATACCAATTCTTTGACTCGTAAAAATCAATAAACTTCTCTGGCTCTGAGTGGCTAATTAAAACACCTTTTGCTTTAGCTCTATCACCAAAGTATTCAGTTGCCTCTGATAGCGTAGGCGGCGCAAAGCGTTTAGCCCTATTACTTAATTGGGTATTGGGTATTGGGTCTTGGGTATTGGGTAGCATACCAGACGCATTTCGTTTGCATTGCGTTTGCTTTGCGTTTGCATCACCCAAGTCTTTGTTTTTACTCCACCTTTTTTCAGCCGCTTTCTTTGCCTTGAAAGATTTGGAGTATATTTTTTCAAGCACCTTATCTGCACCAGCATTGTGATAACCGTCTTTTTCACAAATAAAGAATTCTTGCAATACGTTTGCAATGCTTTCGGTATGCGAACGCATCCTAATTAACCTTGCTATCTGCTCTTTATTGCGTGGCAATGGAGCCTCTTTTAGATAGTAAAGGTCTAGCATTCTTCTGTATGCTAAGTCCTCCATATCATCTAAGTGCTGCGTATCTCTAGCGTAGTCACCTAAATTGAATTGATAGTAATGCATGTTATAATCCTATTCGTACAGTGATTAATTAACCCGTTTGCGCGGGTTTTTTATTTTGCTTCTTTAGATGATTTAATTCCAAGCTTGCAAAGGCTTACAACAGCAAGGGTAAAATTACCCTCAAAGTGTTCATTTGCATAATCCTGAATATCCCTTACTAACTGCATTCTCTTAAAGTTTATTAGCTTCTTCATGGTAACTCCTGTTTGTTAATGTATATCTATTATATATATTGCAAATATACAAGTCAATTCTTAATGTAGGCTTTCCTATATTTAAAATATAACTGTTAGTGTTAATTATCTAGGCAAAATAAAACCGCAATTAAGCGGCTTTGTTTTTCCAGGTTACGTGTACCTGCTTTTTCATGGTTACTGTAATTAAAAGGCCATAACCACCCTCATGTGTGTAAGTTGGTATCTTGTTCTTTTTACGTATAGCTGTAAAAGTACGAATTGCGCATCTTATATCTTCCCAGTCGAACGGGCTTATTTCGTTTGTGTTTCCGCTTAGCACTGTATTCATTTTTAAACTCCTTGTTTAATTTGTACGTACAATATATTACGCACTTGTACGTACTTCAGCGTGTTTATAGCTTGCTATTTTCTGTAAAGCTGGCAATCATTTCATTGCAGTTTATTTTCTCATTTTTACCACCTGCTATAGATATAGCCTTGAATGGGTCAGACAAAACCCCCATAAATCCTGAAATGCAGATACCGTCATTATCTTTGCTGTAATGAAATACAGAAAGATCATCAACGCATGATGCTATGTAATACGGGTCCATGCATGTTGAGGCCATTGAAATTGGTTTTTTGCCTATTATTATGTAATTAAATTTATATATATATTTAAATGGCTTGCTGCTTTCTATTGATTTTTTATATCGACAAACTTGAGCCATATGAGTTGATCTTAAATTTGTAGATTTAACCTCTATAATCGTTACTTGTAATTTATTTTTTTCTCCATGCGTTATTGCTATATCAACTCTATTTCCATCACCTATATTTACCTCGCACTGAACCGCAAATATATCCCCATTTAATTTAAATACATTCCCACCATTATCATAATGGTTCCTTATAACACCTTGCACCTTTGCTTCTTTGATGTGACCTTTCATTATATTTCCTTTTTGCTTAGCGCGTCATTTACGGCAACGTATCTTGCTGCTTCTTTTGTGTCTTGTGATGCTAGCTGCGCTATGGTATCCAGCCCAATCACCATTGCTGCTCTGCAAAGTTCAGACCTAGTTACGTTAATGTCTGATGAAAGTGACGCTATAAACTCTTTTTGTGAATTATGAAAAACTACGTTTAACGGTTTCATATTTATTTACCTTTTAATGTTGACTTGAGTTAAATTATACGTATAGTTATACGTATGTCAAACAAGTTTAATTGATGGAGATTAAGATGAGTAATGATTTAGTTCAATTCGTACAGCAGCAAGAAAGCATGTTTCTTGAGCGTGTATGCGATGACAAAGTGAAGTTTTCCACTGAGTCGCAATTTGCCATACAGGCATTCCAAGGGAATAAGTTTTTAGCTGATACAGCACGCAAAAACATGGCTAGCTTACAAAATGCAATAATTAACGTTGCATCTATTGGTATTAGCTTAAACCCAGCCAACAAACACGCTTATTTAGTACCTAGAGATGGCAAGATATGCCTTGATATTAGTTACATGGGCTTGCTGCACCTTGCAATGTCTACCGGCTCAATTATGTGGGGCCAATGTAAATTGGTTTACTCTAACGACCAATATCAAAACCAAGGCTTAGATAAATCTCCTACACATAGTTATAGTGCTTTTGGTGACCGTGGTAGTGTAATTGGTGGTTACTGTACGGTAAAAACACCAGAAGGTGATTATCTAACGGAAGAAATGAGCCTTGATGAAA